GAAAGACGGAGAATCCTCCTCGATCTACACGGAGGCCCGAACTATATACAACGATTTGTTCCCAGCCTTGCCACTGATCAAGGTCAACGGAACAGGGACCGGAAATTTGTATGTTGGGAGATATACGGTGGAAATTCTTTCGCTGGACGAGTATGTGATGTTGGACTCGGATACTCAAAACGCTTATAAGGGAACGCTGAACAAAAACAATACCATCTTTGCCCCCGAGTTTCCAGTCTTGGAGCCGGGCGAAAATCATATTAGCTGGGATGGGGACATCTCCAGCGTCGAGATCACGCCGAGGTGGTGGACGGTATGATGCCTATCTTATATCAGCCCGGAGAGACCGAATTCAACACAAACGGATTGGGAGCTCTATCCGATGCGATTTCCTGCACCGTTACAGAGGAGCGCAACGGAATATTCGAATTGGAAATGGAATATCCCATTTCGGGCATCCGCTATGCGGATGTCTCCGGAAGAAGCTTGATCTTGGCAAAGCCCAATCCTACTGGCGAGCCCCAGCCTTTCCGCGTCTACAGGATCACAAGACCAATAGGCGGAATTGTGACCATCTATGCTCAGCATATCAGCTACGATCTTTCCGGCGTTCCCGTGTCTCCTTTTACAGCCGACAACGCTGTAGCCGCTATGGCGGCGCTCGGCAGCATGGCAGCCGTGGAAAGTCCATTCACCTTCTCGACGGACAAAAGTACAGTCGCCAAAATGACTGTATCCGCCCCGTCATCCACTCGGTCACTGCTGGGCGGTCAGGAAGGGAGCATTCTGGATGTGTACGGCGGGGAATACGAATTCGACCGGTTTGCTGTCAAGCTGTTAAATCAGCGCGGGCAGAATCGAGGAGTGTCCATCCGGTACGGTAAAAATCTAACCGATCTCACACAGGATGAAAACATCTCCAACGTATACACCGGCGTCTATCCATATTGGTCAGATACCGAAGGCAACTTGGTGACGCTGCCGGAAAAGACTCTGAACGCGCCGGGGACCTATGATTTCACACGCATCATGCCATTGGACCTATCTCAGGATTTTGGAGAGCCGCCAACTGAAGACCAGTTGAAAAGCAAGGCCCAAGCCTACATGAAATCCAATAGCATCGGCGTGCCAACGGTCAGTCTGACTGTTTCCTTTGCCCAGCTTGAGCAGACAGAGGAATACAAAAACACCGCCCTCCTGGAGCGCGTAGAGCTGTGTGACACGGTAAACGTCGAGTTTGCTGCACTGGGGGTATCCGCAACCGCAAAATGCATTAAAACAGTGTATAACGTCTTGCTTGACCGTTTTGAAAGCGTGGAGCTTGGGGATGCAAAAACTAATATAGCGGACACCATCGCCAGCCAGAGTCAAGAAATCGGGCAGAAGCCGAGCATTACCGCGATGCAGCAGGCCATCAATCAACTAACGAATGTTATTTTGGGTGCGCACGGAGGATCGGTCCGCCTGCTGGACACCAACCACGACGGGGAACCCGATACCCTGTATATTGCAGACAATCCCGATCCTGCGGAGGCTGTAAAGGTCTGGCGGTTCAACTATGAAGGCTGGGGCGCTTCCTCCAACGGGTATAACGGCCCGTTTCAGATGGGGGCTTCTCTGAATTCCGGAATCGTGGCCGATTTTATCACCACCGGGACCTTGCTGGCCAATCTCATCAAGACCGGCCGCATTCAATCCAAGACCGGAGAAGTGTATTTTGATCTGGATGCGAACGGAGGGAAAGGGGAGCTTGCCGCCTCCGTGCTTAAGGGCGTCGACAGCGGGATCAGCACCATCGCAAAAATCGGCTCTGGAACTTGGGCCGGAGGGGCCGAATATCAAGGGCTTGATTTATACTACCCCGGAAACCACACGGGGCATCTTCTGGTTTCCATCAACGGCACGTCGGACCAATTTACAGAAGCCAATAACGTACAGCTTTATGCCTCCGGCAATTTGGCGTTTATAGCAAATAATCACGGGGATTATTCCGGAGGCGGAAACATACTGGACTTCATAGGGGATTCGACCACGGGAGAGGGAACCATCATCCTTAAGCGAGGCAAGAGCAACGACGGGATTCAGGAAGTGCTGAAAGCCGACAGCGAACGCCTGTGGCTCGCCTCAAACGACGAGGAATACATCCATATGCTGGATGATACAATGATCATCTATCACAAAAACCGCATCGAATTCAGCACAAATGGATACGCTCGAGTGTCGATAGAGCCATCAGGCGACCTCAAGGCCCAGGACATCTATTCCAACGGCATTCTGGTGACATCCGACCGAAAGAAAAAAACGACTCTGAAAAGACTACAAACAGGGGCCTTGGGCAAAGTTAACGCCTCGCCGGTATACAGCTATCGGCTAAAGCGCGAAGCGGCCTCAACCAACGGAAATCCGGTTTCTGACGCGAGCGATAATGAATCCATAGGGCTGGTGTTCGACGAAGCCCCGCGGGAAATTCGGCGAACCGGCAGCGGAGGCGACACTATCGACCTATACGGTATGTGCGCATTGTTGTGGAAAGCGGTGCAGGAACTGTCAGAAAGATTAGAACGATTGGAGGCGATTCAATGATTTCCATTTCCCTTGTGTTAAATGCCGCCAAGAAAGACGTCGCGGGGGTTGTCCATGCGGTCCAAGGCGAGAACGGCGCCCGCCAGCTGGATATCAAGATTTGCGACGCAGACGGGGCTATCATGAACCTGGCGGAATATACTGCGACTTTCTATGTCTTAAAACCGGACGACACAGTCGTGCAAACCCCGATGAACGTGTCGGGAGATACAGCCAGCGTTATCCTGTCCCTTCAAGCCTGTGCTGTTGCGGGGAATTGCCTGTGCTGGGTGCAGATCGTCAAATCTGGCGCTTTGGATTTGCGGACCGACAACCTCGTTCTCCAGGTCCAGCCATGTGACTTCGACGGCGCAATCGAGAGCACAAACGAATTTACTGCTTTGACACAGGCGATAGAGGATGCACAGCAGGCGACATCCAACGCGAATGCTGCGGCCGACGAGGCCAGAGAAACGGCTGAGTCTACCGCAGAAAGTGTTATCAATAGCCAAAAGGGGCAACCCAATGGAATTGCCACTCTGGATTCTTCCGGAAAACTGGCTCAGATGCCATCCGGCGTATTGCCGGTTGGAAACGGCGGTACTGGTAAAAGTTCCTGGGTCCCGAGTCAATTAATTTACCCGTCGGCGACTTCCGCCCTTTCACAGCTGGGTTTCCCTTCTGTCAGCGGTTCCTTCCTGCGTCAGGGGACGAGTGGCGCGCCTTACTGGTCTTCCCCTTCTACTGTGTTGAGCGCCATCGGGGCGCTGGGAGAAGACGATCAAGCCGCCGACAGCGCAAAGCTAGGCGGCCAGTCGCCCGCCTATTACAGCAATTACAATAATCTGACCAACAAGCCTTCTATCCCTTCGGCGACCAGCACGACGCCAAAGCCGCTCGGCACAGCAACGGCGGGAACATCCACTTACTATGCCCGCGCCGACCATGTGCATAAAATGCCGAGCGCGGCGGAGGTTGGCGCGCTGCCAACAAGTTATATCGAATCAGGCAGCAATTCCGACGGCACATATATCAAGTTCGGAGACGGGACGATGATCTGTACGAAGCAATTTTCGTTTTCTTCGGCCTTCACAGGTCAAGAAGGATCAATGTACTACGGAACCAGACAAAGCCTCGGGAACTATGCGGCCTCATTTTTGAGTCTCCCCGCGGTATGCGCCACGATTTCAGATGGAACCAGCGCATTTGTAGATACTATCAAAACCCCCGGAACAACTACTATTGGCACGATTAATCTATATCGAAACGAACGTGTAACCACAGAAATCACTATGACCATAAACATCATCGCCATCGGCAGATGGAAAAACTAAGGAGGAATCATCATGCAAGCAAAAGGAATCGATGTAAGCACGTGGCAGGGGGTCATCGACTGGCCCAGGGCAAAGGAATCGGGCGTGGACTTCGCCATGCTGCGCGCGTCCTACGGCTGGATGAACAAAGACAAGCAGACCGATAGTCAGTTTTGCCGCAACATGAAAGAGGCAAAGGCGGCGGGCGTGGCCTGCGGGGCCTACCACTACAGCTATGCGACCACCGTAGAGGAGGCCAAAAAGGAAGCCGCCTTCTTCTTAGACATCATCAAGGGCTATTCCTTCGAGTATCCGCTTGCCTTCGATATGGAGGACGGCTGCCAGAAGCATCTCGGACGGGAGCTGCTGACCAGCATTGCTTACGCCTTTTTGGAGGAGGTGGAGAAGGCCGGCTATTACGTCTGCCTCTACACCAACCTGGATTGGATCAAGAACCGGCTGGATATGGACAAACTTTCCCGCTTCGACCTCTGGCTCGCCCAGTGGAACACTTCGCCCACCTACGAGGGAAACTTCGGTCTCTGGCAGTACACCAGCAAGGGGAGCGTGCCGGGCATCGACGGAAACGTGGACATGGACCTCTCCTACAAGGATTACCCAGCCATCATGAAGGAGAAGGGCCTCAACGGCTTCTCCGTGGAATCCGGCGCGCCACAGGAACCGAATCCCGCCTTTGTCAGGGGCGACCGGGTACGCGTAAAAAGCGGGGCCAAAACCTACGACGGCGGGGGGCTTGCCTCCTTCGTCTACAATACGGTTTACACGGTCATCGAGGCCAAAGGCGACCGCGTTGTGATCGGCCTGAACGGCGTGGTGACGGCTGCGGTGAAGGCGGCCGATCTGTATCTGGACGGTTCCGCTCCGGCCAAAGTCCTTGAAGTGGGGGCGAAGGTCAGGATTACCGGAAATGCGTACACCAACGGCGCGGCGATCCCCGGATGGGTCAAAGCGTCTACATACACGGTAAGCCAGATGGCGACCGGCAGAGTGCTCCTCAAGGAGATCGTCAGCTGGGTGCCCATTGATGGGGTTGAGGTGGTATAAATGGAGTGGCAAGTAGTTGGCGTGATCGTGGTCCTGGTCGGCTTGGCAGGGTCGATCATCGGCCCGGTAATCAAGCTCAATTCCTCCATCACCCGCCTGACGGTGACGATGGAGCGCCTGGTCAAGGATGTGGATGTCATCAAAGAGAATAGCCACGATGCGCATCAACGCCTCTGGGAAAAGAATGACGAGCAGGACAAGATCATCAATGACCATGAGACCAGGATCACGAGCCTGGAGAGGAGATAAAAAAATCCCCTCCTGCACCGGGAGGGGACACACTTAGTTTGCTTTTTTCAATTCGTTTATTTCGTCAGTATGATCTGTGACCACCTTTTCAAGCGTCCTTATCCTGCTTCTTAAGCTGTCTATTTCATTGGCTTCCGGGAGCCTGTCAAGAATGCCCTTGTGGCCCTCTGCAAGCGTTTTTATCTGCTTGGGTATGTCATTCTCCAAAAGCACTTCAAGACGCTCTGTGCGCTCGCTGATGGCGTCTAGACGCTCGTTAATTGGTTGCAGCGCATTTTCGAGTTTTGCGTCCATCATCTGCCCGATTGCTTCCAGTAACATTTTTTCATCCATCTTCTTCACCTCGCTATCAGTATATCTTTTATCTCCCCGCTTGGCAAGGGGAATTTAAAGCAAAAAGGAGTGCAATAAGCATGAACGAATTTTTAACCTGGGAAACCCTCGGCACATTCGCCGGGTGCGCAGCAGTGACCGGCTTGCTCACACAGCTTTTGAAGGAGCCGCTTAAGAAACTTCCCACTCAATGGCTGTCCTACATCATCGCCGTGGTGCTGCTCTTCGCAAGCACGGCCGCAACCGGCGGATTCGCCCAACCTTGGACCGTATGGGCTATGGTGCTGCTGAACGCGGTTGTTGTGTCCTTGTCCAGCAATGGAGCGTTTGAGGCGGTCAAGAGGGTACAGGGAAGCAAAAGCGAATAAATCGTTCTGTATCATTTAGGGCTGCGCCAATGGCGTGGCCCTTTCGTTTTAAACATAAAGGAGAATGTATTTATGGAAATGATTCAGACAACCGAAAGAACACCTATCGAAATAGCTTTGCAGATGGACAAGGATGGATTTGTGAGGTGCAGGAGCCTGTATGAATTCTTGGGACTTGACGATACCCACTTTTCCAGATGGTGCAAAGTCAATGTTGAAGACAATCCCTTTGCCGCTAAGGGAGACGATTACAAGGTTTTAGCCATAAAGGGCGAAAACCCACAAGGTGGTCGCCCTGGGAAAGAATATCTGCTCACCGCTACATTTGCCAAAAAACTCGCCATGCAGTCCGGAGGAGAACGCGGCGAACAAGCGCGCGCCTATTTTATAGCCTGTGAACAAGCTCTGGTGAGGATTGCGAAGGAAAAGCAGCAGTGGGAAATTGAGCGAGCTAAGGGCGTGATCATTCGTCACATCTTAACCGATACGATCAAGATGAAGATCGCTGACAGCCCTCATAAAAAGTTTGCCTATCCAAACTACACCAAACTGATCTATAAGGTTGTCTTCGGGAAGCCGCTAAGGGAGCTGGAAGACGATTTTGGAGTTAAGCCAAAGGAAAGTATCCGAGATTACTTGAACGCCGAACAGCTCAAGGAAATCGAAAGCGTAGAGATGCTTGTGAGCGGACTCATTAATATCGGTATGGGCTATGATGAAATAAAAGAGTTTTTGATCCAACGATATCAGTCTAATATGATGCTTGCCGGATAAAGTTCGGAATAAAAGCGAATAGACATGAAGAGGGCCGCCCGGTTGATTGATTCCGGGCGGCCTTTTTTTATTATTGTTACTACTGGGTTACTACGTATTGGTCAAAAAATGGCGGTATTAAGCCATTTTAGCTTGAATGGCATTCAAGAGGTCAGCGGTTCGATCCCGCTTATCTCCACCAAGCAAAAACGTCAGAAAACGGCTTGAACGCTGGATTTCTGGCGTTTTTTCTTTGTCCGGACATTTTGAGTTTTTCAGTGCTTTTTTAAGGACGTTACTACGGGGTTACTACGGGTTTTGACACGAAAAAGCCGCCATCAGGATAGCTTTTCGATGGCGGCTCGCAGTGTTTTAATATCTTGGTGGATATAGGTGTTCGCGGTCACTTCGTAATCTTCATGACCAGCCAAAGCCTGGATGTCTTCGGTTCTTGCCCCGGCTGCGGATAGCCTTGTGGCGAAGGTGTGGCGCGTGGCATGAGGGGAGAGTCGGCGGATTCCCATTGCTTCTAGAGCGGGATAGTAGCATTGGCGGCGGAATTTATCCGCTGTATAAGAGTTTCCATCATCTGTGCATATGATTGTCTTTCCGCTTTTGGCCCTCCAGGCGTCCAAATAAGGCTTTATAGTGCTATGTACCGGAACCACTCGATCCCGCCCAGCAGAGGTCTTTTTGCCACCTTTTAGCGTATTGTTTTCGCTGTCATAGCTAAATGGAGTCAGTTCCAAAAACTCGGATACGCGGAATCCGGTATAGCACATCATCAGGATCACGTCGGCAAAAGGAATCTTTCCGGCCGCCCTTTTGATCTTTTCCAATTCCAGATCGGTAAAGCAGTCCTTTTGCGATTTTGTTTGCTTGGGTAATACGAGAAATTTAGCGTAATTTTTGTTGACGATATCGTTCTGCATAGCATAGTCGTATAACTGAGTGAGCAGCGCCTTAATCTTGGATAGAGTGGAATTGGACATAGGGGGGAGTTCGACCGGGTTCCCTGCCTTATCCTTGCCGAGGCGCGGACTGCTGTACAGATCGAGGATTGATTGCATCTGAGCAGTTCGTATTTCCCTGAATTTGTATCCGTATAGTGGGAGCAGTTTAGACCAGCAAGCGTCATAATTATCTCTCGTCTGTTTGGATATTGTACGGTATGCGATTTCCCGCCACTCCTCATGCAGCTCTTCAAGAGTGATGTTGAATTTAGTGGTAGGATTCCGCCGGTATTCATCCAGCGCGTCCTTTGCCTCCTGCGCTGTGGCAAAGTGTCCGATCACCATTTGAAATGCAATTACCCGCATGTTTTCGTCGTCTCGTCTCAGTTCCGCCGGGGCGACGGCTACCCACGGGCGGCGCTTAAGGTCTTTTCGTTTGTAGACTGATCCGGTTCCGTTTTCGCGTTTAATTGCCTTTCTTCCCATATTGTACCTCCCTAAAAATGGGCATAAAAATGCCCGAGACTTGATTTTTCTCGGGCCGACTGGTACAATATGGGTGCAAGTCATATTGTGTCGTCGGCCCCGGTCGATGGCGGCCGCTCGTTTCTGCGCCAACAGAAGCGGGCGGTTTTTTTATTTATCTTGGTACTTAATGGATACTGTTACAAAATAGTTAGATTCGTCACAGTCTAAGGTATACACATCCATATCTTTATCTTCGTCATATTCGCAATATAGGTATTTATATTTACCGCCATGTATTTCTGCGCCAATACTTACAATCGTGCCTGATTGTAGTAATTTTTTGACGTGGGAGCAGCTTCCTTTCTTGATATATCCTACGTGCACACCGTCTACTATTACCTTAACGGCATTGGAGTCGAATTCGTTTTCCGGCTCCGCAATCAACTCCACTTTTTCAGGAAAAAAATCATAATAATAAATTTTTTCGTCTTCATAACCTTCATCTATAAGTTCTTGCTTAGAGTATTCATATATAGGATTTTCTATCCCTAATGACTCTATCTCTTCCTGCCGATATGATACTCCTGCAATCTTATGATTTTCAACTTTAAAAGGCTCTTGTACAGGTAGCTCCGCTTCCTCTGCATAATTCTCATGTTTGTCCATTTTAGGCACAGATATTGCGGTTTGATGACTTGAAACACCGCCGACAGCTTTTATGTCAGAAGAATCCGGCTGGCGCTGAGTGGTTAAACTCTGAAGCTGGTTGGAAGAAGTTTTGTTTTTCTTTTTGTTGACAAACCAGCAGATCATTAAAGCAATACATATAACTGCTCCCCCGCCAAATGCTTCGTACTCTCCTTGAGCGGCAAAGACAATTGCAAGAATACCCACGCCAATCGCACCAATCAAAAAAGCCACTTTTTCCCTCTCCTCGTATTGATTTTATTTTAACCGTTCGCTGTTCGCACCAGCGGGCGGTCTTTTTTTATTTACCTAAATCACATAAACACAAGCTGTAGTGGACAGCTTTTTCCTCGTTAACCATGTATGATTAATTTCCAGAACTTACCTGTGTCTAAAGTGTCCTATATGCGGGTTGTAATTTGTCTTAATTAATAGATGTAGAGTTTATTATGTCGAGAAAATGGTTGAAACCATCAAAAAGGAATGATCGCTTTGAAATGGAAATAATCGCTGTCCCATTCTTTGGACACCACAATATGTGGGGGTTGCATAAATCGAACAGATGTTCTATAATTTAATTGCTACTTTAGCCAGGTGTACATCGGAATTATTGTGGAGGAATACATATGGATAGTGAATGGGACAACATTAAAGAGATTATTTGCGAATGGATTGAACAACTGGAGGACGAACGTCTGTTAAAACTTATCTATGAAATCTTGAAAAGGGTTAAGGGCTAGGGAGAAATCCCTAGTCCTTTTTTTCTGCGATCTCCCGAGCAATTTTTTCAAGGACGTCCCATTCATCCGGCCCGAGATGCATTAATGCTTTTACCAACCGAAATTTAAAGGAATCACTTTCCGATTGGAATAGGTCCGCTGTGATCTGAGCGATTTCCTGCTCCCTATCCAATGCCTTAAACATTTCCCCTTCGCCTGTGCGAAGCCAAATTTCATTTACACCAAATTCACGGCAAATATCGGCGATGGTGCGGTCACTGGGGGATTTTTCTCCGTTCGCCAAGCGAGAAATAAAAGGTTGCGATATATTAAGACGTTCGGCGAAGGCCGTTTTTGTTAAACCGCTCGCAGTGATACAGTCGGATATTCTTTTATTTATAGAATCCAAGTATTACACCTCCTTTTGTCTCGGATATAAGTCTATCACATTATAGTACAAAAAGCAAGAAAAAAATATTACCCAGACATATTGACTTAGTGTCTAGGGTATGATATTATATACCCAGGACATATGACAAGAGAGGTGATCTAAGGTGTCAAACAAAGAAAAGCAAGCCCTCGAAAGACTGGCGGAAGTAATCCCTAAGCTATCGGATAGCAATAAAGAGTACATTCTCGGCGTGGCGGACGGAATGAGCCTTGCAATCCAACGTCATAACGACAAGCTCCCACCAGAAGACGGAACCCCGCCGGAAGACCAGAAGACGGCATAAGGAGAGATGGCGCGAAATGAAAAAAAGAATAAAAAGCGTATTAAGGCAAGACCCTATTACATTTTATGTAAGCGTGGTGTCGGCTATCGTTGGGACAATTGCGTTAATTCTATCAGTATTGCGATTGTTCCGGTGACGCCACCCCAGATTGCAACAATACGAGTGATCCATTTGTTTATGGTAAGCTCGCGGCGCGTTTCGATTTCCTCAACGGCTTCATTGGATAGAAAAATCTCTGTGTTTTCATCCATGTTTGTATCGGAAAAGTATAAAACACCCGATCCCAAGATATCTTGAATTTCCAAATAATCCGATATGCCGCACTTGTGTAAAACGGTAGTTAGTTTTTTGTGTTTCATAATGGTCTTGCAAATTCTCATCTGTTGTTTTGTCACTTCGCACACGCCCCTTACGACTAAATTCTACCACGGAAAAGCAATAGGGACAAGCAGAACGACCAAAAGACAGCGTAAGAAAGCCACCGGCCGGAAGAATCAGACAGAGAGGTGATCAGTAAATGAAAGATAATTCCCGATATACAAAACGCGGATTTTTGAGATGGAACAAAACGCCTGTTTCAAGCCGAGTTTCCCTTGTCGTTTCGATTTTGGGGTTAGTGTTGGCAATTACGGCCTTGCTATTGCAACGATAGATATAATCATGGCTATAGCGGCCCGAAAACCGGCATAAAAAGCCCACTCTCTAGAGCGGGCAATTAACAAGCGCAGACCACCGGTGGTGCTTTCGCCGATGGCCGGCCCAAAACTTGTCTACCCGGAACGCATTGCAGGTTTCAACGGAACCTATTTCTTGCGGAACAGGAACTGGTACTCCCCTTAAGGAAGTGGAACGAATGGATGAGCTTAAAAATACGACAATCGCCGCTCTGAAAAAGCAGGTGGAGCTGCTTAATAAGGACGGCGTGTCGCCAGCGGATCAAGATTCCGCAATCCACATCATTGAGGCGTTGAATAAGTTACTTCAAACCCTTGATTAATCTTTTCGGCTACCTTCAGCCCGATAGTCAATGCCGTATATCTTTAAGGAAAAAGGAGGGAAAACAGTGGAAAAGGAAATAATGATTAACTTGAATTCTGAATCCATAGATCAAGCCATAGAAAAAGCGGACCGGCTTGTGGAACTTTTGCAAGAAGCCCAGCAAATCATCGGTTCGCTTTCCGGTCCAGAAAAATTATAGACCTAACAATCAAACCCCGCATAAAAAAGCCGCTCCCGAAGGAGCGGCGGAAGGGAGTAATCACAAAATGAAAGACATTATATATCCCAATGGTACTGGTTCAGCTAAGGTGATTCTCGTCATAGAAACAAAATCTCCAAGAGGTTCCGGCAGAGATGGCCAGATTTCTAGAATGGTTACAGAGTATTGGTCTTTGGACGGGGAAAAGTTGGCCGAGGTAGACCCTTGCGAAGATATTAGCAAAGCGCGGGGCTGTATGGGCGGTAATGTTCCGGCAGATATTCTAAGCCATTTGGATAGCTACTCCGTGCCATACGATAAGGGTCTGTTTGTAGATAATTAGCCCCAAATAGCAATCAATCGTGAACAACCATCACATAAAAGGGGGTGATTAGAAATGACCGAAACCGAGCTATTAGCACTGCCAAAGGTGGGGCCGGACGAAGCTTCTGCCTTCTTAGGAGGAGAACCGACGGCGCAGTATATTAGGCTGTGGTGTAAAGACGGCGACTGCCCGTTTGGGTCCGCTAAGCAACAGACAAATGAAAGGTGGACATTCACCATTAATAGGATGTTACTGATTAAATACCGGCGGGGAGAAATTCCGCTGTCCGTTCCGGCCGCGGTGCTGCGGCTGCTTGAATCAATCATAGCAAAGGAGGATAAACCAGCATGAAACAGTACATAAGCCGCAACCTGCTGCTGTGGCTGGCGTGGAGCGTGTTCCTGTTTGGCATATGGATTCAGGTGCACCACATGGGCACAATAAACGGGTCGGCGCTGATCCCCCTGCCGCTGATCTATCTATCCATGTGCATAAAAGGAGCTGAAACAAATGGACGCAGGCATAAGAGAAGCCATTCGGGAACTGCGCCGCAGACTGCTGACGGCTCAATGCGAAAAAGCGGAAGAGCTTAAAGCGTATTTGCGATTCTGTGATGATCTGAATCGAGCTGAGGACAGGCTGAAACGCCGTCTGACAAAAATCAATCGAAAGGAACAAAGAAAATGAACTCCTGTTTTGAGCAAAAAAATGTCGCTCCCGGCGCTACCAACACAGAGAACGACACGTTTGAGGATATTATGAACATCTTCAAGTCTAGTGTATCCCGAACGGAAGAAAAAGTCAAGACCGTTGCAACGATCTCCCTGTGTCTGCGCGAGGACGGGTCCTTCTCCGTCGAGACGACGGGAGGGCGCCGGAAGATCGAGAAACTCAACCGCATTGCAAATCTCCTGATCTGCCGGGGAGGAATCTGGGAATGAAACTTCTAAATCTGACCTTGGATCATTTCAAGGGAATCAAACATTTTGAGCTTTCCCTGCCGGACGGATGCGGCGCCAATATCTACGGCGAAAACAGCGCCGGCAAGACCACGCTGGCCGACGCCTACTTCTGGCTTCTGTTCGGCGTGGATTCAGAAGGCCGCAGCCCCGGAGACATCGGAGGCTTCCGCATCAAAACCAAGGGCACCTCCGGCCTGGACTACAGCGTATCCGGCACCTTCTCTCACGAGGGCCGGACTTTTACCATCCGGCGGGTATACCGGGAGAATTTCTCCGTCAAAAACGGAGAGTCGGTATCCGTCAAGACCGGCAACACAACCGACTACTACATAGACGACGCCCCATGCAAAACCAAAAAAGACTTTGACGCCTTCCTCGCCGGCCTGTTCCCGCAGGAAACCGGCCGCATCCTGTCCGATCCCAATTACTTCCCCGGCGTCATGAAGGCGGACGAGCGGCGGGCGATGCTGCTGTCCCTCTTCTCCCCCGAGATCACGGAGGACGATGTGATCGCCCGCCACCCCGAACTCGCGCCGCTGCGGGAACGCAAGGGCTACAAGACGGTGGAACAGTACCTCGATTGGGCCAAGGCCCAGCGCTCGGCCGTCAACAAGGACCTTGGGAATATTCCCGGCCGCCTGGACGAGGCCAACCGGGCCATAACCGAAGTCTCTTCGGAAAAGGAGGACGCCGCCCAGCTCGCCAAGCTCCAGGCCGCGAAGCACCGCGCGCTCTCCGCCATCGACGCGGCCAAGTCCGGCGGGGATATTCTGGAGGCCCGCCGGCGGCTGAACGAAAAGGAGAACGCCATCTCCGAGGCGCGCACAGCCTACCGGGAAAAATTCGCACACGGCAACAGTGGCGTAGAAGCACAGATTGCCTCCAAGCGCGCCGAACTCATGGATCTCAAGCGCCGACTGGACACCCTCCAGCAGGATCACGCCAACACCATCTTCTTTTCCGAGGGGATGTTCCGCAAAATCGAAGACCTGCGCTCTGCCTGGCTGGAAACCGACGCGCAGGAATTCTCCGGGGAAACGATCTGCCCCACCTGTCACCAGCCGCTGCCGGCGCAATCCGTGGACGAGGCAAAGAGAAACTTCAACCTCCAAAAGAGCGAAAAGCTGGAACAAATCCAGCAGAAAGCGAGCGAACTCAAGGAGGCCGCGGCCGTCTCAGAGCAACAGATCAGCAGGCAGCGCGCCGAGATCAAGATACTGGAAGATCAAATTCCCAATATAGAGAAAATGATCGACCGACTCACCCAGGCCATCATCGATCCCCCGCCTTTCGAGGACAGCGAGGAGTACAAAAGGCTCGCCGGGGAGAGGGATGCGCTCAAAAAGGAGCTGGACGTGCTCACCACCTGCTCCATGAAAAAGCTCCCCTCCCTCGAAGAAAAGCTCGCGGGCATCCAGGCGGAACTCGACGAGCTGGAACGCCGCCGTCTGGCGCGGGAGATGGGCGCACGGCAGGAGGCGCGCATCCGCGAGCTACTCGCCCAGCAGAAGGAACTTAATATCAAACTGACCGATCTCGACGAGGGAATCCGCCTGTCCGAACTCTTCATCCGGCTGCGTGCCTGCGATCTGGAGGAGGACATCAACCGGCACTTTAAGTACGTCCGCTGGAAGCTCTTCGAAACGCAGGTCAACGGCGGCGTGAAGAACTGCTGCGAGGCCATGGTGGCCAACAGGGACGGCGAGTACATCGAATACAACAACAACCTCAACGACGGCCACAGAGTCCGCGGCGGCGTCGATATCATAAACGCCATCGGCAAGGCCGCGGGGTTGGAAATGCCACTTTGGATCGACCGCGCCGGCGAGGTCACCCTCGACCTAGAGACCGGCGCGCAGATGATCCGGCTCTATGCCAGCGGTGAGGATAAGACTTTGAGAGTGGAGGCAGTCAAATGAAAGAATGCATAACAGGACAAAGCAAGTACGGCAGCTGCGTATGCTGCGGGAAGAACGGCGTCGAGTGCTGCGCCGAATGCGAGGAAAGCTGCAATGCCCGGTGCGGATGGATAGAGGAGCCGCAGTCATCCGAGCCTGCCGAACCCGTAATCGATGCGGAGATTCCCGCAACGGAAGAAGCCGAACCCGCAAACGACGTAGGGACGCCCGCGGGCGAACCCTGTGAGTGGGAAAACGCTTCCGGCGGCGAGGAGGACGAAGCCGAAGAGACGCCGGAACATGAAATCCCCATGGGAGAACCCGTCAGCCTGCGGGACGCCGCTTTTAACAGCCTGATCGATGCGATGGATTCCAAGATCAATCAGGCGCTGCGCACAGCTGTCGATGAGCACCAGAACTTCACGCTGACCGCAAAGGTAACCTTCTCCTGGCGTTCGGGCGTCTTCGATGTCGAGCATGAAACCGGGTATCAGTTTGATCCCATCAAGGTCAAGGACAAGGGAACGCTCTTCGACCCCATCCAGATTGTGCTGGACGATTCCGGACGGCCGATCATCCCCTACGACCGCGAGCATCAGTTGACCTTCTCCGAGGTGCAGTCCATCAGGACCACCGTGGACGGAGAGACCGGACTGGTCGAGCAGGTGGAGGCGGACGTCTCCGACGAGGAGCCGGAAGAAGCTTTTGATACGGATTCCTGTTCCCTCGACTGCCCCTTCCTTGATCTGGATGAAGACGACCACGCCTATATCTGCTGCTATGGAGCGGAAGAAGAATGCGATCCGGATGCTTACCGCCAGGCGGTAGAAGAATGCGGTTGCACACGCCCAGGCGTGAGAAACACCTACAACGCTTTGTTTAAGGAGGACGCAGATCATGAGTGAAAATAAATTGCAGGCAGAGGGCGCAAAAACCTTCAGCACGGCTTTAACCAAGGTAAACGACAGTTTCATGCCCCTGATCATCGATCAGCTCCAGAAAAACCGCATTGAGATGACGGCCTACTCCAAGGAATGCGTGCTGCATGCCATTTCAGCCATCAACTCCATGTTGGACAAGAACGGGGTCTCCTGGACCGATTCACAGCTCGACAAAAGCACGGTATCGGATATCCTCGTCAAAATCGCCTGCTTCCAGCTCAACGCCGCGGCATCTCCGCGGGAGGTCTACTTTCAGCTGCGCAACGAAAAAACGAAGGCAATCGATCCCGAAACCAGGAAAACGGTTGAGGTCTGGAAGAAAAAGATCGAGATGGGGATCGAAGGAGACGGAAACGACAGTATCCTCTCCCGTTTCGGCCGCGGCGTCCAGAGAGTATGCCAAATCTGGAAGGTGCGGGAGAATGACGGCTTCGAGTACCCCAAATTCAACGGACTGGAAATGACGCCGCCGCAATGGTCCCCCGCGGGCAGCGGAAAAATCGTCCGGATTGTGTATCCCATCATCATGGAAGGGCACGACGGCAATTCCTACGCCGAATTTTACATAGCGGAGCGCGCCGACGTCATCGGCAATCTGGTAGCCCACATCAACAGCAATCTCATGAACGAGACCTTCGGCCTGGCCGAGAACAAATTCAAGGCCAGTGCAGAGCAGAAACAGAAGATCGATGCCAAAAAGAGGGAACTGCTCGCCAAAGCGAAGAGTCTCGGTCTGGACGCCGCCCTCGACGATCCGGAGCTGCAGCCCTGGATCAGCCCGGCCTGGACAGAACCCCACAGCAGGGAATCGATGATCGAGCGAAAGATGCGCAATAACGCCATCAAGAAAATCCCGAAGGACTTCGGCAACGGCGCAATGGAAACCATGTTTGAGGAAGCGACCGACGAGGCGTATAGAGCCGCTGCACGCGAGGTCAAACAGCTCGCCAACGGGGACCCCATCGACATCACGGTGGACGAAGAGACCGGAGAGGTGCAGGACATGCCCTCTGTGCCCCCTGAGGACGAATTTGAAGACGAGATAAACCCGGAGGACCTGCAGCCCAAAGAAAGGCCCCAGGGCCCCAAGAAAGCCCCATTTTGATGCTTACGATCAAATGCCTCGCCTCCGGGAGCGCCGGGAACAGCTACGCCGTGGACGACGGCACAAGCGTCCTGCTCCTGGAGGCGGGCATCCGCGCAAAGAGGATGATGTCGGGATACACCGCGCTGCTGCCTCGGGTGAGCGGCTGCCTCATTACCCACGAGCATCAAGATCACGCGGTAGCCGCCTCTGAGATCACGAAAAGAGGGATCGACCTTTACGCCACGGCCGGCACGCTGGAGGCGCTCGGCCCGATGGAATGCCCCTACCGCTGCCATACGATCCGCGCAGGGGAACAATTCCGCGCTCCTGGATGGACGGTGCTCCCCTGGGAGGCAAAGCACGACGCCGCCGAGCCGGTCGGCTATCTTTTGCAATCCGACGCCACCGGCGAGAAGCTGCTCTTTGCCACCGACACCTACTACATCCCGCACCGGTTCTGCGGCCTGAACGTGATCATGGTCGAGTGCAATTACAGCCTGCCGGCGCTGCGCAGGGCCATCGCCGCAGGCCGCACGGCAGACGTCCAGAGGGCCCGGCTGATGCAGAGCCATTTCAGTCTGGAAAACGTCCGGGACTTCTTTCTGGCCAACGATCTTTCGGCGGTATCCCATATCTATCTGCTGCATCTCTCCAGAGCCAACGCGGACCCCAAGGAGATGCTCCAGGAGATCAAATCCTTGACCGGAAAGCCGGTCACAATCCTGTGATGAAAGGGGTGATAGCTTGGCTCGTCCCATGCGGGACGGGATTGAATACTTTTCGTTCGATACCGACTTCTTTGCGGACGATAAGGTCAAACTGATCCGCAGCGAATTCGGCGCAAAAGGTATCGTGGTCCTCATCTACCTTTTCTGCGAGATATACCGCGGGGAAGGATATTACAAGGTCTGGGATGACGACAGCTGCATTCTGGTGTCGGATGGTGCCGCTTGTGGTTGTACCCCGGATTTCACAAGTCAGGTCGTACAGAGGTGCGTTAGACGGTCACTGTTTGACGACAAACTTTTTAACGTGCACGGGATATTGACCTCGCCGGGCATTCAGCGGCGCTATTTGAGAGCGTGCGCAACCCGCGACGAAATACGGATCAGGAAAGAATACTGGCTGTTGGACGCAGGCAATAAAAAAGACGTCCCGGTCGGTATTCTTAAAAAAGTTACCTTCACGGACGAAACTTTGCAAAACAATCCCGTTTCTTTGCAAAGAAACCCCGTTAATTTACAAATTAATCCCCAAAGTAAAGTAAAGGAAAGTAAAGGAAAGCAAAGTATAGAGAGGGGCTTCGCCCCTCCCACTCTCGATGAGGTGAAAGAGTATTGCAGGGGAAAAAGAATCGATCCCGAGCGGTTCTTCAACTACTACGAAGGAAACGGTTGGGTGACGTCGTCCGGGAGACCGATTGCCAATTGGAAAGCCATCGCCAGCAATTGGGAGCGCCGGGAGAAAGCCTCCGGCCATGACAGGTCCCCATCCTATGACCTGGAGGCATGGGAGAATCTTTCCCTCGAGGACCAGGTTGGACAGGAGGAAAAGTCATGAGATACAGACGGGGACAATGGGTGAGAACCTGCGGACAGATTTCCAAGGATGTACCGCGTGGGCGCACCGGCAAGATCGTCTACATACACCCCAGTCGCCGGTGGCTGAATGTCGACTTTGCCTGTTATGTAGAGAGCTTTATGATCGAGGACGTGGAACCGGCGCGTTCCCCAAGAAGGAGGAAAAAGCAAGATGATCCTTGCAATTGATCCAGGAGATACACAGAGCGCATTTGTACTTCTGAGCAATGATACTTTGAGACCGGTTATGCACGCGAAGGAACCAAACGAGACTATCCTTTACGAGCGAATCCCGGAAATCATGGGGCGGTTTCGCCCGGATGTCGCTATCGAGATGGTAGCCTGCTATGGGATGACTGCAGGAAAATCTCTTTTTGATACCTGTGTATGGATCGGTCGTTTTTGGGAAGCCTGCGGCACGTCACCGCATCGCGAGCTGATCTACCGTATTGAGGAGAAGATGGACCTTTGCCACAACAGCAGGGCGAAGGATGCAAACATCCGCCAAGCACTCATTGACCGATTCGCCCCAAACACCTCAAACGGCGGAAAAGGTACGAAAAAAGAACCCGGCTTCTTCTACGGATTCTCGGCTGACCAATGGGCTGCTATGGCAGTCGGCGTCACTTACGCCGACTGGAGGGCGGGAAGATTTCAGAGAACAGGGAGGAATTGATTGTGCCGAAGCAATACGCAGAACCCGCAGCCTATGAGGCAAAGCTTGAGAAAGTCATGCAACGTCTCGGCGTGGAACGATATGACTACAACTGGGATCGTTTTTCCTGTTGGGTGGAATTCGTTTATAAGGACGGGCATTACCGTTTTTCTCACAGCGTTGAGAATGCGCAGGCGCATGGAGTTAATATCAGGTATGGATCGGATGTGTTCGCTCAGGTTGTCCTTTCTCTGGAAGACCTCGCTCGTATGGTAGAGCGAGGAATTTACGACCTTTCAACCTGGGTGGCTGGGATGAAATATTTGCCGGCACCATCTGATATTCCGGATTGCTTCCGGGTGCTGCAATTCTCGGAAATCCCGGAGAGTGCCGAAGAAGTAAATCGCCAGTTTAAACGGCTGGCCAAAGTAGCCCATCCGGACGTCGGAGGCAGCGAACAACAATTTGTATGTCTCAAAGAAGCCTATGACCAAGCAACCCGTTACTTCGAGCCACCGAGATCAATCTAAGAAAAGGAGGTCTAAACCATGTATAACCTATGGCTCATTTTCAGCATCGCCACAATCGCCGGTATGGGGATTTATGTGGGATGGCACTTCGCGAAAGCGATTGCCTCCGGTCTTTCGGCCGGAATCGATTGGCTGGCAGTCAAAATCATGGCCGCGAGAGATCGCGCCCGGGAAAGGATGGATGAGGATGCAGCACCGGAAGAAGCAGGAGACATGCCGGAGGAAACTGTTGCGGCAGATCGGCGCTCTTGAGAAACAGAAGGATCGCAGCAAGAGCAGAAAGCGTAAGAAAAAATGAAGACTCATTTATCGTTGTTTACAGGGATAGGGGGACTTGATATTGCCGCCGAATGGGCCGGATTTGAAACGGTTGGCCAATGCGAGTGGGCGGACTACCCCACAAAGGTTTTGGAGAAGCACTGGCCAGATGTGCCGCGCTGGAGGGATATAAGAACACTGACAAAAGAGAGTTTTAGAGAGGAGGTTTACATGGCCGCCCATAGAAAAGACTACGATGCCGCTGTTGAGATGTATGAGGCTGGATTTTCCATTGAGGATATTTCAGATTATTATGGCGTTTCCAGACAATCAATGTGGAAGTCTCTACAACGGAGAGGTGTAAATTTTCGAGATAATAAAAAATATGGAATCGAAAATCACTTTTATAGGGGAACAAAAGCAAGTGACAAGGCTCAAAACATATTAGAAAAGGCAATCGAGAAGGGAATCATCAAAAAAAAGGATGTTTGCGAATGCTGCGGCGCATCCTATAAATTTTCTGATGGAAGAACTGGAATCCAGGCACATCACTGTGACTACAACAAACCACTCGATGTAATGTGGCTATGCCAGAAATGCCATTATGAATGGCACAAGCACAACAAAGCAAAGGAGGTGGTGCCAAGTGAAGCAATGCCGAGGCCAAATGTCGATGTTCTCAGCGGAGGCTTCCCTTGACCCTGCCAGCCGTTCAGCGTTGCCGGGAAGCGAAGAGGCAAGGAGGATGACCGTTACCTCTGGCCTGAAATGCTTAGGGTTATATCAGAACTCCGGCCCGCTTGGGTCGTTGGTGAGAATGTTGCTGGAATCGTCAATATGGCGCTCGACCAGGTGTACGCTGATCTGGAAAACGAAGGTTACGCCGTGCAAGCGTTTATTATTCCGGCTTGTGCCGTCGACGCGCCGCACAGGCGCGACAGATGCGCAATTATTGCCTACCGTGACGAGATTCGATGCGACTTGCGGCGATCTTCCGGGAAAAGAATTTACGGGGACGCGCCATGCGATGAAACTGATCCAGGCGGCAAAGATGTGGCCTACTCCGATAGCAACAGACTGGAAAAACCGGGGATGCAAGGATTATCTGAAAAACAGGGAGTTCCAGTTGCAGACAGCGGTCGGCGGGCAGCTCAACCCGGACTGGGTGGAGTGGCTACAAGGATTCCCTATCGGTTGGACGGAGGCATGAGCGTACCTGGTTACTGGATGCCGGAGCCGGATATACCAAGGATCACCAGCAAAAAGGAACACAGAAAAGACCGGCTGCAATGCCTCGGAAACGCAGTAGTTCCCCAACAATTTTATCCAGTTTTCCAGGCCATAGCGGACATAGAGAGGGAGATTATACATGGATGACCTCAAATTAGCCCTGCTTAGCAATAAAGAGGCGGCGAAGCGGCTGACGGAGGCGGGGGTGCTGCTGATGCAGGGCGACTGCCTAGAGCTACTGAAAGACATTCCGGATGGTAGCGTGGATATGGTTTTGACTGACCCGCCGTACATGATTAACACAAAATCAACGGGGGCCGGAAAGTTGAACCCGTGGGGCGACTACTGCAACGCTGCGTTTTGGTATGCGGAGTGGATGCGGCAAGCAAGGCGCATTTTGAAAAATACTGGCTGTTTGTGGTCTTTCCTCAACTGGCGGTCTTTCGTGACATTCCAGAAAGCGGCCTGTGATATTGGGTGGCCCATTGAAAGCGTTCTTGTATGGGACAAGTGCTGGATTGGGCCGGGAGGCAGTAAAGGCTTGCGCCCATCTTACGAACTGGTTGCACTGTGGGCCATGCCTGATTTCAAATTGGAAAACCGTGGACTGTATGACATTCAAAGATTCAAATGGTCGAGTATTAAGCCGCATGGACACCCGGCAGAAAAGCCGGAGGCGTTAATGGAATGGATTATTTCAGAGGCCACAAAACCCGGCGAAACCGTTGTTGACCTGTTTATGGGAAGTGGTACGACTGGCGTCTCCTGCATCAATACAGGCCGAAAGTTTATCGGAATGGAGTTAGACCCCGGATATTTTGAGGCGGCGAAGCAGCGCATTGAGGAGGCACAGGCACAAGCCCGCCTTGCCTGGAACACCCGCGCACCGATTCTGAGTGAAAGTGAGATGGAAAAATTAAAATGATGTGCGATGTATTGCAGTGTGAGCACAACGAAGACGGATTTTGCTGTACCGATTGTTTCATTGACGAGGGCGGCATGTGTGTAACTATGCGGTTGTTACCACCCAGCGAATGGCCGGAGGTGGAGGATGAACACTGATGTGATGTTTTCGAGCAAAACGGATCTGTGGGAAACGCCGCAAGAGTTTTTCGATCGGTTGAATGATGAATTTGGCTTTGACCTTGATGTATGTGCCCTGCCAGAGAACGCAAAATGTGCGTCCTACTATACCCCGGATCAAGATGGGTTGTCTCAACCGTGGGATGGCGTTTGCTGGTGTAATCCGCCCTATGGACGCAATATTGGATTATGGGTCAAAAAAGCGCTGTATGAAAATAATCGGAACAACAACTACATTGTGATGCTTTTACCGGCCAGAACGGATACAAAATGGTTTCATGACTACATATTGGGAAAGGCAGAAGTTCGGTTTATCAAAGGCCGGTTGAAATTTGGGGGAAGTAAAAACAGTGCGCCGTTTCCGTCGATGGTGGTTGTATTTCGGCCTAAGATGGAGATGCTGGAGGGGATGGAATGAACATGGGAGAGTATTTCAATATCGGGGAGTCCTCCTTGCTGGTCAGGACAGACGAGGACGGAAACACCGTCTCCTCCGCCACAAGAAAGGCCCTTGTCTTATGGAGAGAAGACCTTGACAACTACCTCATGAGTGAGATCATAAAAATGGCGCAGGACAACGGAGTAACAGACCTGTATGTGCTGAACAAAGAAGCACTTGATATGGCTATTACAGCCCTCACCCCGCCGAACGAGCCGCTGATTCCGTGCGATTTATGCCGATATAACCTTCCGTCGAGCTGTGATGGTAAGCCTTGTTGTATGTGTCCGGCCGAGGCCGCACCGCCGGAGGAAGAAGCCAATGTGTGAATGTTATCAGTGCAAGTATTGGGACAATGGCCAATGGATCATGGACAAATATGGAGAAGGATGTGGACGGTGTAAACAGGATGGACAAATACGGTTTTGCAACCATAAATGTCCATTCGCAAGTCCGCTGGAGGAAGAGGAGGGTCGGAAATGAGGCCGATCGATGCGGACGCCATGCGGGAAGATTGGTTGGAAAACGGAGAAAACGAATATGTCTATGATACAAATTGTATCCTCGAAAACATAGACGAACAACCAACCATTGATGCTGTACCTGTGGTTAGATGTAAGGATTGTAAAAACAATCCGGGCCTAAAGACAAAAACAAAAGATATGCTATGGTGCCGAAAATGGCAGAAAGAAGTCAGAAAAACTGATTTTTGCAGCTACGGAGAACGGAAGGAGGAGGCTTGATGGACTATGGCAAGCTGATTGAGGCCGTGAAACTGTGTGGAAGCACGCCAAAGATAGATCAATGCAAAAAGTGCGCCTACTACGCAGGCGGGGATATGAACAAGTGCATACCTGTCATGACAAACGATGCCGCCAACGCCCTCTCCGCGTTACAGATCGATCTGGCATCCATGCGGGGCGCGGCAAACAGTTACAAGGCAGAAAATGAAAAGCTGCGTGTTGAATCGGAACAGCGTAGTGCGGACAACTGGATCAGCGTCGAAGAGAGGTTGCCGGAAAGTGATTTGCCAAAAAATTCCACTAAACTGCAAATTAAAGTCCTTGTGGCGATAAGAGCAAAAAACGGGTATACCGTAAGAACACAAAACAGAATACGGCAGGAAAAGTCATGGATGTCTGGCGGAGGATTTACGGATTGGTACTGGAGATATTCGGCTGGTGAAGTCACCCATTGGATGCCGATTCCCCAGTCGCCAAAGGAGGCGAAAAAGTGAGTAAATGCGAGCAATGCGCCTTAAAAGGCGCTAAGCCGTGCTACGAATGCAATCTGTGTATGTGCGGAGATAGCCATTTCAAACCCATCCCTAATCCATCGAAGGAGGCCCACAATGAACAATAACTTATCCCGAGAATACAGCCAGGAATTTGACCAGCTTCGTAAGAATCGGGTTGAAATGTCATTCTACAAGTACGGGCCGGCTTTCGAAAACTTCGGATGTGGTAGAGTGGACGCACTTGAGACAGCTAAGCGTTGCATTGAGGCATTCGAGCGCGACAAAAACACCGAGCACCTTGTGGATGCGGCCAACTATCTGATGTTTCGATTTATGTATCCTTATCCAGGCGAAGGATTCCGCGCAACAGATGATTCCGGAAGCGTTGGGACCGTAGGCACGCCGGTCAACATGGAAAGGTGATGTGCAATGATTGAATTTGCGATTATCGTCATCCTACTGTTGGCTGCCGGTACGATTGCGGCGGTGATGCGGGGAGGCGGGAAATGATGAGTCAGACCATAGGGCAGAGAATCCGGGACAGGCGGAAAGAAAAAGGGCTTAAGATATGGCAATTGGCGACAATGGTCGGCATGCACCCTTCGAGCCTGGGCAATCTGGAAATGGGCAGATTTCGCGGCTCGAAGGAAAGGCTGCAAAAGATCGCCGATGCGCTTGGCGTGACTATGACGGAACTTGAGACCGGAGAGGCGTTAAAACCGCCCGCCAAACACCCCAAAGAGTATTGTCCGGTCGACCGCTGCGTATGGCGGCGGGACAACGGCGTGGGTTACACCTGCGGCGCGGGCGGGTGCATTATGGAGGTACCGGATGACAAAAGAAATGCTTGAACAGTATACAAGCCTACAGGCAGAAATTAAGGAGCTGGAGGAGGAGATCGAGCGTAACAAAATCGTTGTGTCTGATACTGTCAGTGGGTCCTCTGATGTATGGCCATATACGCAGCATCCCATTATGGTTCAGGGGCTGCCGGACAAAGTGTATACCCTAAATGCAATCTTATCCAGACGATCTCAGAGGCTGCAGGAACAGAGAAAGGAGATCGAGGAGTTTTTGGACTCGGTGGAAGAAAGTCATATCAGAAGAATTATAAAGCTCAGATATTTGGAGGGAAAACGCTGGAATCAAGTTGCGGATATTATGGGAGGAACAGAGGACAGCAACCGAAAAACCATGGAAAGATATTTGGAAAAGCATTAAATTGTCCGGTATGTCTGCTTTATCCATACTAAAATGATAACATAAGAAATTGCGCACAATGGAACACATCTTTCTACCCTCCTTCCTTTCTTGGCCGTCTTCGGGCGGCCATACACGCGGGTAGCATGACGCGAATTGGAACAGCTTGCCCGGGATCATTCAAGCTCGACCGAAAGGCGGCTCACTACCGCCGACCCGCTCCAAACCCCTTTGATAATAGCGCTGGCAGACCGCGCTAAAATAGTCTGCTTTGGGTTTATAGCGCTTCGGGCAACCGGGGCGCTTTTTGTTACAGCAAAAGGAGCCTCGCACCTTGTGACTCTAATGGAGATAATACGATGCTTAACTATAAATCTATGAAATGGAAACGTAAGCAAGCCGCCATACTGCGCAGGGATGGATATATGTGTCAGTGGTGCAGGAGATATGGTAGGCAGGTATCAGCTAACACTGTGCATCATATCCAGCATGTAGAAGACCACCCGGAACTTGCTTTTGTGGATAGCAATCTGATTAGCTTATGCGCAGCTTGCCACAACAAAGCCCATCCAGAGAAGGCAAAGGGAAGACGGTATGGCCGAACCGCAGAAATTTGAAGCATCGCAGTA